AAGTAGCGAAAACAAACACTGATACAGATACGGCTATTATGACTCGGTTAGACGAATGGGAGGAACGGAGGCCAGGTAAAATCGCAATGAATGAATCTATTACCTGTGCTAATGCAATCGCTAAGGTTGTTTTTGTTGCGGCGGGGATTACTAAATTGATGTGGACAGCGCAGGGTGATGCTTGTCCATTTTGTCAAGAACTTGATGGTCAAATCGTAGGCACTGAAGGTAAATTTGGAGTAGAAGGGTTATCCTCAACAAATCATCCACCAATACATGAGGGTTGTTCTTGTGTAATTGTGCCGACACGGTAATTTTAAAATAAGGAGAAATATAAACATGAGTAAGCCTATTGAATGGTTAAAATCGCCAATAGGGATTTGCAAAAGCTGTAAGCTTATGATTGGTAGTGGAGGGCAAGCAGGATATGTCTGCAAAAAAGGAGACCCATGTACTGAGTCTGTTCATAACGAACATTGTGCTACTGAGGATTGGGATAAATGTCCATTGAATAAATAACGTAAATTTGAATTCAACTAAAACCGCTCGAAAGGGCGGCTTTTTTTATTGGGGTGAATTATGCCACTTCCAAAGCCGCACAAAGATGAAACCGAATCTCAGTTCATAGAACGATGTTTATCTAATGACCTTATGAATGAGGAATATCCAGAAAACAATCAACGTCTTGCTGTTTGTTATACGCAATGGCAAGAGAGGAGAAAATCTATGGAACATAAATCATTTCAATTAGAGCTTAAAAAAGACAAAGAGGGCTCATTTATAGCCAAGATAGCAGAATTAAATGTAATTGATAAGGATGGAGATGTCACTATTTTAGGTGCGTTTCCTGAAGGCAAGGAAGTTCTTGTCTCAGCTTATCAACATGAATCTTGGGGTGGAGCTCTCCCTGTAGGCAAAGCTGTTATTAAGGAAGTTGGGCTTGATGTTATTGCAGAAGGTGAATTTAATCTCAAAACACAAACAGGGCGTGAGCATTACGAGGCTGTTAAATTCTCAGGAGGACTACAGGAATGGAGCTACGGATTTACAGTTTTAGACTCAGATGATGATGGTGAATTTGAGGGACAAAAGGTACGGATACTGAAATCTGTTGAACCTTATGAAATATCTCCTGTGTTACTTGGTGCTGGTATAAACACTCAAACATTAGCGATAAAAAACGATAAAACCGCTTATGTGGATCAGGCTGAATCGGTGCTTGCAGCCGTTAGCGACCTGTCCGAGCGCACGAAATCGCTGGCTGAAATTAGGCGCAAAGAAGGTAGGGTTTTATCTTCCACAAATAGGGAGAGGATGAAAAAACTTCTCGCATCACTCTCTGAGGTAGCAAATGAACTTAAAGAACTTCTGGACGCTACCGAGCCTGGCAAAGATAAGGCACTTATCGCCTATCTAATGGCAGTTAAAGAGAAGATTAAATTTTACGAGGTATTAAATTGAAAACTATTAAACAAATAACTGACGAATTGGCTGGTAAATCAAAACTGTTACATGACATTTTTGAAGAGGCTGGCGAGGACATGGATATGTCTAAGGTCAAATCCTTGAGTGGTGATTCAGCCGCTAAAGTTGAGGCGATAAAGGCACTCAACAAAGAGCTTGACGATCTCGGCAAAGAGAAAGAAAAGGCTCAGGAAATGGAAGCCACCCGCAAAAATGCAAACAGCATCCATGAGAAACTAAATACTCATTCCGAGGTTTTGGACACCAAACAGGTAGCAACCAAGGCGGAGCGGAAAACTATCGGTGAACTCTTTATAGAATCGAAAGCAATGGAATACAGAAATCTCGACCGCAAGGTTGATGTTGATGTAAAAACTCTATTTCAGACTTCTGCTGGTTGGGATCCCGAAGCCACACGCATTTCAAGGGTAGAACTTTACCCAGCTCGTGCTATTACGGTTGTAGACTATATACCGATGTTCACCACAAATATGGACACGATTAAATACATGAAGGAAAGCACTTTCACTAACAATGCGGCCGAGGCATCTGCTGGAGGCGTTTATGGTGAAGCTGCCCTGGCTTACACAGAAACCTCAGATGAGGTCGAGAAAATAGCCGTATGGCTGCCGTGTACTGATGAACAATTAGAGGACGTACCAGGAATTGCCGACCTATTAAATCAGCGTCTTACCTACATGTTAAAAGCACGTCTGGATACCGCAATTCTTACCGGATCAGGTTCAACTCCTGCTTTGATGGGCACTTTGAGCCTGGCATCCCTTCAAACCCAGGCATTGGGCTCTGACTCTATACCTGATGCGGTATACAAGGCAATGACACTTGTCCGCGCTACAGGTTTTGCAGAACCTTCCGTTTGCTTTTTCCATCCGAATGACTGGCAGACTGTAAGACTCTTGACCACTGCTGATGGTATTTATATCTTTGGCAGCCCGCAGGAACCAGGTGTAGACAGAATCTGGGGCGTTCCGGTATGCCAGACCACAGCCGAAACCGAAAACACCGCTGTAGTCGGCGATTATAGGGGTTATAGCGCTCTCTATGTTAAGAGGGGCATTGGCTTTTCTGTAACCAATTCACATAGCACTGACTTCATTTATGGCAAACAGGCGATCCGTGCTGATATGCGCTGCTCAATGGTGCATTTCAGGGATACCGCGTTTTGTGAAGTTACAGGAATCTGATGTACTGTAACAGGTATTTATGATACGACTTGCCAAAGCAACAACCTAACAAAGTTGTAAGCGAATAAATACTAAAAGCGTAGTATAAAAACTACGCTTTTTTATTAATCCAAATAGTCGAAATACTCGGGGGAGTCGCCATCTCAGCCTCTCCCTCGACTCAATAGGAGAAAATAATGAGTTTATTAAATAGCACTAACCATTTAACAGGCACGTTACGGCGTGTGTGGAGATATGCGGGGACACCTGCCACAGGAACCACTTTAGCGGGTGTAGCAGATAAAGGCGACCTCTGTATTGATACCACGAACGCTAAACTCTATCAGAACACAAACACCAAGGCATCCCCGACATGGACAGAGCGGGCTTCAAGCGGCGCTTCCATCGGTGTTGTGGGTGATATGGCTGCGGCTGGAACTGGCACGGCAAATTCTGCCGGAGTTGGTACCACAGCTGCGGCAATCGATCATGTTCACGTTATTGGAGATCATGATCACAGCGGAGCGACCAAAGGTGGTGATCTCGGAGCAGTCAATGCAACCAGCATTACACTATCAAGTGATCTGGAATGTGTCAATATTGTTGCGTCCGGGACAATCACTGGAACAATAGCGAGCGCATCATGGGCGACTCCAACATTTACCGGGGTGACGACATTTAATGGTGTATCAACGGTTAATGCAAATATGACCTTCGGTGCGGAAGAGACATTAACCTTGATAGGGAAAGCTGATACAACCATCATTACACTTTCCCTGGGCGATATGGTTATGACCGATGGTGCCTTATCGATCACCAATGCTGGTGATACCGGTACTATTCTGACCGTCGATAATTCTTCCGGCGATATAGCTGCCGGATCAGGAATTGTTCTGATTGATTCTGGCGGCAATGCTGAGGCTACCGCTTCAATGATACGGCTTACTCCGACAGGAACTCCTGTGGAAGGCTCACATGGTATTCATTTTGTGGGCGCAGGCAAGGTTATGCAAGCTATAAACGTTGACTGCGATTCAGTCACTAATTCATGTGTTCTGTTCAATGGCGGCGGAAACATTGCTGATAACATGGGCGTATTGAAAGTTACTGCTGATGGTACCATCGCCAATGGTGGTGCGATCGTTAACATTACCGGATCGACAGCTGCGTCTGCCACGGCTTATGGATTGGTGATCAATGCTAATGCTGCCAATCTTGAAGCTATTCATGTTGAAGCAGGCGTGTCGCAATTTGATGAGGCTATTCTTCTGGTCAGCGGATCAGCGGCTGCGCCGTCATTACGTTTTGCGAGTGATGTTGATACTGGACTGTTTTATGCTGCGACTTATATCGGGTTTGCTGTTGCTGGCGGTGAGATTGCAAAGATACAGGCCAGCGATCTGACACTGGCAACTGACGTGGACTTCATATTACAGGGTGCAGGATACATAACAGTTGGAGCGACAGGATTTGTTCAGATTGGCACAAATCCAGCCGGAGCCGGATCTGTTCGTCTGGCTAATACCGCTATTATAGCGGCCCGTAATGCAGCTAATGATGCTGACATTTCTGCGCTGGCAGTTAATACTGCTGATGACCTTGATGTTGGTTGTGATCTGCAAATGCAGGGTAACACAATCTACGGAAACGATGCGGAAAATGGCAATCTGATTCTTTCTTCAACGCTGCATGCAACCAAGGGATTTATTGGGATAGCGAGCGGAGAAGAGGGATTGAAGATCGGCGGCACCGCTGACCGGGCGACTGTGGCTGGCGATAACGTACTGCATATATTCAATGGAGCTGCAGCGCCGAGTGGCACACTGGCCGATGGTGTTTCTTTGTACTCTGAAGCTGGCGAGTGTAAAGTTCTTGATGCTGCAGGCAACAGCACTACGATATCACCTCACACCTCAGATGGCGATTACGTCATTCATTCATTTGCCAATAACAAAGGTGAAACAATCACAATTCACCTGGAAAAAATGCTCAAAGCATTAGCAAAGAGCAATCCGGAACTGGCAAAGTACGTTGTTGTGGAGAAAGGAAAGGTTAAATCACCGAAGAAGGTGTAGATCAGCGTGATGTAATGCCGGAGGGATTGTGCAATCCGTATTCCCTCCGGCATACGATTATAAAAAGGGAGGATTAAAAAGGTATGAAACTAACAAACGCACAAATCTGGGTAGCAGTGCCGGCAATTAAAGGGCTGATGGGACAAAAACTTCCTGTGCAAACTTCGATGAGGCTGGTAAGGCTGGCACAGGAACTGGACACGCACCTGGCTGTCATTTCAGGTGTCAGAAATAATCTTATTAAACAGTATGGCAAAGAGGAAAACGGGCAGGTTGCCATAAAGCCGAATACCGAAGAGATGGAGGTGTTCAGTAAAGACTGGGCCGATCTGATGTCATCTGAAATCGATGTGGTATTCGGAGCAGAAAAAATAAAACTGCCCTGGACAGTGAATATTGAGCCGAGCGCTTTGATTTCACTAGAACCTTTTATTGATATCGAAGAGGGGTAGTGATGTTTGAGTCAAAGGAAGAAAAGAAACGCAAAGCAACGCGAGAACGTGTAAAGCGTTACAGAGAAAAACAAAAGCAGCCTGTAACACCATGTAACAATGATGTAACACGATCGGAAAGCGTTACAGATACACCTGAAACAAAGATGATCTGCAAGTGCCGGTACTACACCGTTGTTGATGGTAAACGGGTATGCATCCAATGCGGCAGGCCGGCACCGACAAGGCAGATCGAGGATAAAATCAGACGCGGGATAGCGGTTAAATAGGAGGCCATCATGGCAGCATATACGCAAGTTTCAAGTTACCTTTATTATGGAGCTTCGACCGATACGAAGCCGACAGGTGTTGTATTGAGGACGATCTGTTATGAAACAGATACAGAGAAATGCTACATCACTCGCGATGGCACGAACTGGGCTGAGGCGTCAGTAAATCTGCTGGGCGGGATCCCGTTTTTGCCAGACTATACCCAGTCATCTGATATCGCCGTTCCGGCTGCTGATGCTGCTGACAATACCAGTATGCGTGACGTCATCGGCAATAAGGATGATACCGTTGCCGGTGATTCTATCATCGCACTATTAAAAGCTATCAAGGCGAAAACTGACACGATATAAGGTGATTTATGCTGAAACTAAACACGGCTCCGACAATTGAACCGGTCAGCCTGGCAGAGGTCAAAGCTCATCTAAGGATTGATTCCGAGGATCATGCCGATGATATTGCAACTTCTCAGTCAATTGCTCCTGGCGCGCATGTCATAGCTGCCTCTTACTCTTTAACGGGTAGCTCTGTTGCTGTTTCTGGTTATCGTGTATTAGTCAATCTTAATGCTGGCGATTGTTCGGCAGGGACAGTGACGGTTAAATTGCAGGATTCGGATAATGAGTCTACATGGACGGATGTCACGGATGGGGCTTTCACGGCGGTTACCTCGGCTAATGACAATGCTATACAAGAGAAAACCTACACAGGTACGAGGGGATATTTAAGGGCGGTAGCCACCGTTGCGACAGGGACGTGTTACTTCTCGGTAGACATTATTAAAGATTACTCTACCACCGTTGAGGATGATTTACTCAATTCTCTAATTACTGTTGCCCGGGAATATTGCGAGGGATTTCAACGCAGGGCGTATCTAACGCAAACATGGGAGCTTTGGTTAGATGAATTTCCAGAAGATGATGATTTTATCGAGTTACCCAGGCCTCCCTTAGTGTCGGTAACCACTGTCGATTATTACAATACATCGGATGTCAAGGCGACCATGAGTGCATCGGATTACTATGTGGACGTTGAAAATACACCCGGGGGTATATATCTTAATGATGGTAAATCATGGCCAAGTACAACATTGAGGCCTCGAAATGGTGTCTGCGTTACCTATATTGCAGGTGAAACGGCGGCAACTAGTGTAAGCTACAAAGTAAAACAAGCAATGCTTTTGCTTATAGGTCACTGGTACGAAAACAGAGAAGCTGTTGCTACCTCAGGGGCTATGCCAAAAGAAATACCTATGGCCGTTGAATCATTGCTTTGGATGGATAGGTGCTTTTAATGAACGCTGGTAAATTGAAACATAGAATTAGTTTAGAGATTCCATCACGATCTAAAAATTCATTTAATGAATGGGTTACGACTTATTCTACGTGGTGGACTGGATGGGCTGAGATATTACCTGCTGCGGGCAATACCTATTATCTATCCAAGCAAATTGACTCTACTGTTTCAGGTGTGGTTAAAATCCGATATCGTGAGGGTGTTTTGCCCACTATGCGAATTAAATACGGTAATAGGTATCTATCCATAGTTTCTATTGTACAACCACAGGAATCACGAAGGGAATTACATTTAATGTATTCAGAGGGATTAGATTGATAAAGATCGAGGGTTTAGACGTATTTGCGGCTAAAGTTAATGATTTAGTTAAAGCTACGGATAATAAACATGTGGGCGAAATCATTATCAAACAGGCTGAGGTTATTCGTGACCGCATCCAACAAAAGGCTCCGCAGGGACCGACTGGAAATTTAAAGCGTTCTCCGATAGCAAAATTAATGCCCAATAAATCGAACTATCCCGTCATTGCAATTGCTGGTATTGACAGGAAAATTGCTCCACATGCTGGACTCGTTGAATTTGGCACGTCTAGGGCTCCTGCACATCCATTCTTTAGACCTGCAGTAGACGAATGTTCAGGTAAGGTCATGGATGGGATAAAAGATGACCTCAAAAAGAACATTGAAAAGGCGGTTTAAATGCTGATTGAACAAGGGTTAATGACCTATTTACTCGCTCA